GGCACTGGTCTTTCTCAGCAAGATATGGAAAGTCTCTACACCACTTATGGTGCTTCAAATAAGAATACCTCAAATGATTTTGTTGGTTGTCTTGGTCTTGGCAGTAAGAGTCCCTTTGCTTATACAAAGAGTTTCTCTACCAATTCTTATTTTAACGGCAAAAAGTATATGTATGTTGCCGCTATGGATGAAGTAGGGGTTCCTACATTGAATCATCTCGGCACTTTTGATACTGATGAACCTAATGGTCTTGAGATCAGTTTTGCCGTTAGCCGATATGATGTTCGTGAATTCTCTTCTAAGGCACAAAGAGTATTTCATTACTTTAAGAACAAGCCGATTCTTGAAGGTTCAATGACCGACCATAATTATAGTCGTAATAATATTAGTGTTGAATCTGAAGGCTGGCGAATTTGCAAACTTGCAGAAGCAGGATTCCCTAGTCATTACCACAATATGGGTACTGGTATTGTTGCCGTCATGGGTAATATTGCTTATCCAGTAGATACTGCTAAGATTATTGGAGAAAAGAAGGAAGAAGATGTAAACATCTCTCGATGGAACAGAACCTTTAAGAAAGCAGATATTGATAACTGGCGAACTTTTCTTAATGAGATTCTTAATCGTGGAATGTTTCTAGAGCTTGATTTTGGTATTGGCGAACTAGAGATGGACCCAGCACGAGAAGGTCTACAATATACCAAAGAAGTAATTAAGCTCCTCAAAGAAAGAACCCAGGGCATCTATTCAGAACTCAAGAGAAAACTTTCTGAAAAGATCGCTAATGCAGAAACAAAGATTGAGGCACATAAAGCATACCATATGCTCGCCCATGTATCTGATGGTTGGGGATCAGGAGCAACATGGACAGACAAGAACGGCAAAGTTCACAATATTAATGGTAGCGAAGATATTGTATACAAGTTGAAGTCCGCTTCAAAAATGTATGCCGTTAACTTTCGGACTGCAACATATCGTAGCAGAAGATATGTTTATCAGACAAATACTATTCATCATCAAACTCTTTCTCCACAAGCCTCTTGGTCTAGTTATGGAGATAAAAACTTTGGAGAAGTAAAGTTTTTCCAGTGTGATGTAAAGAGTGAAGAATCCGCAAAGAAGATCGTAACCAAATATTGTAATCAAAATAATTGCTACGCATATCTTTTGGTAAGTCCATTGGGTAACTTTGAAGATAATTTTGATGAAGTAATTACTGATGTAGGTGCTGAGAATATTCTCAAAGTCAGTGACTATAAAGACCTTATGAAAAAGTCTAGAAGTAGGGGCAGTTCTTCTGGTTTTACAATTAGCAATGACGATATTTTTCTTATCGGTAATTCCTCTGATGGTCTTGAAGGTCTTGAAGGAAATCTGAACGATTCTGAATATCTGAGAAAAGTTGATGTAGAAAATCTAGATGAGGACGAAGATATTATCTATGTACCTATTACAAGATATGCTTCTAATGACGGATTTATGTCAATACATGAAATTTATCTGAATCTTGGAATCCATAAGGATATTTTTGCGGATAAAAAAGTATATGCTATCAAAACAAGTTCTGTAAAGAAGTTTTCTGACTATAATCTAATTGCTCATAATGAATATGTCAAGGATAAAATTGCAGAAAAAATGCAAGACTGCTTTGATAAGTATGCTGAGATTCAGAATTTGCTTGACTTTTGTCGTGAGGTTCCTTATGGATCTACTTATTCAGCTAATGATTGGCAACATCTTTTGTGGGGCATAGTAAACTTGTTTGGTAAGAACTATCATAAGTATTTAAACAAAACATTGACAAGCACTATTGATATGATGATTACTTATGAGTCACTTAAAATGTCTAATCATACTTATGTTGATATTGTTAATAGGACTCTAAAAAAGATTGGTTGTCCACAGACCCATAAACAGATTCAAAAAACTGTTGAGAATAATAGTTTGTATGTTTCTTTTGCTGATAAGAATGGGATTGATATCAAGTACAATAATCCTTTAAAGTATTCAATTCCCTCTATTCAAAAGCTGGAAAAGATCGCAAAAGCGGAGCTTGACAAGTCACCTCTAGTCAAGTATAATGTGAGTGTGGCATGGAAGGAAGTAAGTACCTCAAACCATGTTCAAGAAAATCCAGCCAATGCTTCTTATGGGTATTGGAACAGAAACGGCAGAAACGAGTGGGCCACCACTTTTAGCGACAGTGATTTGGAAGTTTTGCGTGTAACTTTGGGTAATAGTCTTAACTAGGAGATAAAAAATGAGCGTTCCTTTTATGTTTGTCGATGGTAATCTGACTGTTGTTCTCAAGAATAAGAGTCATCAGGTTCTTCCAGATCATCTAAACTACAAGATGATTATGGAAGCACTCCCAACTGCATCTGAAGATGAACTTTTGGGAATGGTTGATGTTGAAACTGCTGTTGCTTCTTTTAGTGACGGAAGAGTAACAGTCGAGAATGGTGTGGTAAAGTTTGATGGTGACGAAGTTCATGGAAGTATTAGCAAGAGAATCTTGGAGTTTATGAAGAACGGTTTGCCGTTTGAGCCTCTTGTGCAGTTTCTTCATAATGTTATGGAAAACCCTTCCATGCAAAGTCAGCGTGAACTTTATGATTTCCTTGAACATGAGAATCTACCTATTACTGAGGACGGTTATTTCCTGGCGTATAAGGCTGTTCGTAGTGATTTCAAGGATAAGTATCGTGGAGTTTTTGACAACAGCGTTGGTCAGGTTTGTGAAATGGTTCGGGCAAAGGTTGACGATAATCGTGAGGCAGGATGTTCCCAGGGTCTTCATGCTGGGGCACTGAGTTATGTTGCCTCTTATGGTTCGGTAGATTCTGGAGACAAGATTGTTATCGTTAAGATTAATCCAAAGGATGTTGTAAGTGTTCCAAAGGATTGTGATTGTCAGAAATTGCGAACCTGCCGATATGAAGTTGTTGGACTTTATGAAGGAGAACTTGATCGTCCTATGTACAGTGCAGACTACAGCAACAGTCCGATTTATAATGACGATTATGATCCTGACTATGACGATGAAGATGAGGACGAAGAGTATTATGACGAGGAGTATTGGGATCAGTTTGACGAAGACGATGAGGACAATTAAAAAGTAGTGTAGTGTGTGGTTATGGGGTTCCATTTAAAAACCCCAGAATACCCAGATGATCCCTACGGTTGACTGTAAATCAACTGACATATTATGTAGGGTGGCGTCAAGTGGTTCAATTCCTCCATCTGGGACTTGACAGGATTCGCAAGTGTCGTATAATGGTATTACCTCAGACTTCCAATCTGATGACGAGGGTCCGATTCCCTTCGCTTGCTTTTTTGCCCCATAGCACAATTGGTAGATGCGTCTGATTGTTAATCAGAATGTTCCAGGTTCGATCCCTGGTGGGGCAGTTCGGAGGCCGACGCAAGCCACGGTGGCAGAATGTTTATGCACCGCTTTTGTAAAGCGGATTATGTGGGTTAGATTCCCACCCGTGGCTCTTTTATGGAGAATAATATGGACGATAAGAAAAAAGATGAAGACGATAAACTAGAAGATATTCTAAAGAAGAACTACTTTTCTTTTGATATCAATAGTATGTCTAATATGGATCAATCCTTAAAGGATATGCTTTTTGGTCCAGATATGGATGAGACACTATTTAAACAACTTAACAACTTTGCTGATAGTGTCTTTGCTAGTTGGGGAGAAAATCCACTTCCATCAACAGATGCGATTATTTTTATCGGCAAAAATTCTTATAACGAACCTGTGTTTAAACCAAAGCATTTTGTTGTAGATGAACTGTATGTTGAATATTTAAATCATATCAGATCACACGCAGCCCACACTTTGCAACAACCAGAGTACTACAAGAACTTTTACGAAATTCTTAACTAAGGACGCTTTTATGTACGAAGAAGAAAATGATGAAGATATGGTCTACGTTGTATCTGATATCGACAAGTTTGTAGATCAAACTAGAAAAATAGTTTTTGGTTGTTTTGGAGAACAGGATGAAATCACCGATGAAAATATGGATGAGTTAATTTCTCAGTTAAGCGAAACAGATATTGAAGAACTTGATAAAACATTGTCGCATGAAGAATGTATGGTGATATTGCACACTCATGTAGAACCCAAAATGACTAGAAGGAAAAAGAAGAAATACATCATTACTCAAGAAAACTTTAACAATATCATTGAAGATTTTAATTCTAGACTAGTAAGCAATCTACTGCAACAGTTGGTAGCAAAGGGTTTAATAGAAACAAGTTTTGATTCAGAAGAGAATGACTTTGTATTTTGGGTGAAAGACAATGAAAACTTGGACTAATTTAGAACCAGTAGAAGCAGATATTCATTTGAAATACAAATGCCCATCTTGTGGTAGTGAGAATTGGCTATCATACAAGGAAACAAAAATACAAGATTTTAAAGTGTTTTGTGAAATATGTGAGAATATACTTACGCCAAAACCCGTTAAAAGTATCACTGTAAATTTTATAGAACAGCAACAGAAACAACAAGAACAAAAACAACAACAAAAAAAGGAAGAAGCAAAACAAACAGAAAATGATTTAGATTTTATTTCAGAAGCAGAGAATGTTCTAATCGGTTTTGGCTTCACAAAACGAGAAGCTAAAGAAATGATCGCATTAGAGTACAAAAAGACTGGAGAGAAAAATCCAGCAAAATTGGTTAAGTTTTCATTAGATTTACTTGGAGCATTATAATGGCTAATTACGGAAGACCCTCTACATTTGATGATATTGTTGGACAATCAGAAGTCATCAGACGCTTAAAAATAAATTCTAAGGGATGCAAAATCTCTGGCACTGTGATGCCTCATGTTTTAATAGACGGGCCTCCTGGGCTTGGTAAGACCACTCTTGCTGGTGCTATTGCCAACGAACTAGATGTTGATTTGGTAACATGCAACGCAGCCAGTTTAAGAAGTATCAAAAGTATAATTCCTTATCTCATGGGAATAAATCCAAGAGCAGTATTGTTTATTGATGAAATTCACAGGCTTCCAAAACTTGTTGAAGAATTTCTTTATCCTGTGATGGAAGATTTTAAAATGAGTATTGTTGTAGAAGAAAATACAGAGGAAATAGAGATTCCACAATTTACTTTAGTAGGAGCAACAACAAGTGGAGGTTCATTATCTCAACCTTTTTATGATCGGTTTACAATCAAAGAGCATTTATCTTTCTATACCGAAATTGAATTAGCTAAACTAGCAGGGTTTGCGATAAAAGCTGGGGCTCTGGAGATTGATGACTCTGATCTTTTAGAAATTGCAAAGAGAAGCAAAGGAACTCCTAGAATTCTAAAAGCAAGAGTAAAATGGTATGAAAACTATGTACTTACTATGGGTAAAGATAATGTGGACACTATTTTTGAAACTCAGGGTATTGACAAATACGGAATGGATGTGTATGATAGAAAGTACCTAGAAGTTCTAGAGAAAAATTTGGGCAATCCTTTAGGGCTTAAAAGTATTAGTTCTCTTACAGGAATTGCAATAGAGACTATTGAGAATGCTATTGAGCCCTATCTTTTGAGAGAAGGTTATGTAGTTAGAACACAAAAAGGAAGAATACTTGGTAAAGTAAGAAGAAAATAGGGGGCGTAACGGTATCGACAGATAAAAAGAAATATTTGATGCAAGTAGTAGTTGGTCTGGAGGCTACTTAAAAACCAGACCAAAAGTGTTAAATGGCACAACTCCATTTGCTCTCGCTGCTTAATTAAAAAGCAGTGACAATCTTAGGAACCGTTGGAGGTAGGGTCCAAAAGATTGTTGTAAAATCCTCTTGCTCCTATCATAATCAACGGGTGGTAGGCTAAGACTTAGTTGATCGGATTGGTGATTGTTGTTTGTTCTTTATCCAATCTTAAATAATATGAACAGACTAAACTTGTAGATTCTAATATGGGCATTTATACTGGACAGGGGTTCGACTCCCCTCGCCTCCAATTATGGTGTATTAAATAATAAGTCATTCCTATAAGGAGCTTATTATGAAGACACTAAAGCAGTTAATTTTTCTTATATTTATATCTCTTATTCCAGTAAATACTTTTTGTAAAGAACCTGTAGTTATAGATAATATAGGAATAGCAACAAAACAAGCCAAAGAAACAAATACAGAGATACTATTAGTCTTTACTGCCGACTGGTGTAGATATTGCGTGTATTTAAAAAATGATCTAATGAAAAGCATGGAACAAATCAACTCAAAATACACTGTTTGTTTTGTAGATTATGATTCAAACAGAGATTTAGCAAGAAGATATAACGTATCTTCGCTACCATCTTCAGTTATTCTAAAAGAAAAAACATACAAAAAAATGACAGGATACAGTAATTTTACAAGCTATAAGGACTTTTTGAATCTCTAATACAATGTTTGATTTCCTCAAAAGAAAAATACGATATGCTTATAGATCTCCAAAATGGAGAACCGTCAGAGAAGAGCATCTATCTCATCAACCAAATTGTCAAGTATGTAACAGAGACAAAGATTTAGAAGTTCATCATATAGTTCCTGTACACATTGCAGAAGAATTGGAACTAGACAGAGAAAATCTGATAACCCTCTGCTCTAAATGTCATCTTATTTTTGGTCATCTATATGACTACAAAAGCTGGAACGAAAACGTAACCAAAGATGCTCAAAAATTTAATAAGTCTATAAAAAACAGACCATATAAAAATTGAATTAGCTAATCTATCTGGTTATGTTTTAATCGCCGAGACTCTGGAAAATTAGACTTGACAGGTCATGTTTTTTTTCTATAATAACCTAAAGTACACAGGAGAACGAAATGGAATACGAAGAAGAAGAAGAAGAAGAAAACAGAAAAGAAATAAGGAAAAGGCATTTACAGAACAAAAAGAATCATCAAAAATTTATTGATGACGAAATGAGATACATTAATAAATCTAATAAGCACAGGAAAAACAGAATTCAGGAACTAGAACAAGTAGAACTTGAAGAAGAATGGGAAGAATACCTAAATTAATGAAATACTTAGAAGAACTAATTCCTGGTGAATGTTTTACTTTTGAAAAAAATCACTATATAAAATTAGGTGATTACAAAAAATCAGGAGAAAGATGTTGCGTATCTTTGAACACCGGAACTACTAGATGGTTGCAAGAAAATATTATGGTGGATTTAGAGCCTATCTATTCACTAGACAGAGAAAATAATGTCATTGCAATAAGAAACACAGAAAAAAACAATGTATCTACTTAAAATAAAAACCTTTTTGAACAGCTTAATATGGCATATACACAGGGGAATGCCAAAGAGCACCCAAGAAGAAATTGATAGAAGATTTGATATTTGTGTCAATTGCTATTTCTACAATAGCACAGAAAAAGAATGTGGTGTTTGCGGATGCAACGTAAACAATCGTAAAATCTTTATGAATAAATTAGCCTGGGCTGATCAAAAATGCCCTGAAGGAAAATGGTAAAATGAAAACAAAATTTAAAAAATCATCAAACATCACTTCCTGTAAAACAAACATTATAGAAGCTGCAAAACTTGCTATTAATGCTAAAGAATCTGGAAATAGTGTTATCATACCAAATTTATGTAATAATGTTGATATATACGATCTTGTATCTTCTGTTTCGTCTTTAAAAGATTATCCAGAAATAAAGACTAATTACCACCTTTTAGGAAAAAACTTTTTAGCTAAAAATCCTGGTTATGTTCAATTTATTGACATAGAGAGAGAAAAAGAATACAATAGAACCATCGTTGTAGCCAATATGATTTGCAACAATGGTATAAATTCAAAAATAAATCAGAGACCTATAAATTATGCATATCTCATAAAAAGTATGGTAGATATCAAGAAATTTATTATTCGTACATTTAATACCGACAACAAGGTCAAAATTTATATGCCTAAATTTCATTCTAAGTCTGGAGCAAATTGGGGATTTGTGTCTCTATTAATAGAAGACATATGGTCAGACATAAATGTAGTTATATTTTAATGGAGACAAAATGAATATTTTAATAACTGGACATAAAGGTTTTGTTGGAAGAAATTTTCTTAAAAAGTATTCCACAGAAGAAAATAATGTATATGGAATTGACATAAAAGACGGTAATGATGCTAGAGATTTTTTTAGAACAAATAATGACACACTAGATTTAGTTATACATCTTGCTGCTGTAGTTGGTGGTAGGCAAACAATAGAAAATTCTCCATTATCTGTTGCTGTTGATCTTTCCATTGATTCAGAATTTTTCTCATGGTGTGTAAGAAATAAACCAAAACATGTTGTGTATTTTTCTTCTTCCGCCGCTTATCCCATCGAATATCAAACAAAAAATTCGCAGATAAAACTGAAGGAAGAAATGATAGACTTAGAGAATATTCAATCTCCAGATTTGACCTATGGTTGGTCAAAATTAACTGGGGAATATTTAGCAAAGTTTGCTTCTCAAGAAGGAGTGCCAATATCTGTCTTTAGACCTTTTTCTGGCTATGGCACAGATCAGGACTTAGCCTATCCATTTCCTTCGTATATTGAAAGAGCAAAAAATAAAAGAGACCCATTTGAAATTTGGGGAGATGGAACACAAGTGAGAGACTTTATACATATTGACGATATAGTTGAAGCCGTTGACGTTTGTGTAACAAACAAAATTTTCGGAACATACAACCTGGGTTCTGGACAACCTACATCATTTAATGATCTTTGTAGAATAGTGTGTGAAAAAGTTAAGTATAATCCACAAATACAACATTATACAGAAGCACCTGTCGGTGTTATGTACAGAGTTGCAGACACGAGCAAAATGAAAACCTTTTATATACCTAAGATCTCTCTAGAAGAAGGAATAGACAGGGCTATAAATGACAAGTAAATCAGCTTTATTCGTTAATCCTAAAACAAAATCAAGAATGAACAAAGATAAAAAATTTGTTTATATTAACAAATCTAATATTGACATAGTTTATGACGACAAATACAACCCTAAGAACCATAGTGTTTTAATATTGTCTATTACGAACAATATTTTGGATTATTACAAAAATTATGTATTTTTTATCGAAGATATGGAAAAAAAATTCGGGAAAATATCTGCATTTACCGGAGGAAACAATTTCAGACATAGCGATAATCAAGTTAGTATATCCACACATAAAAAACTTTTGGATCATATTAAATCCTATAAGAACAATTTTGATTACCATATTTTTCCAGACCAGGATCTTGATATAAAAAATAGAATCCACGGCCTTGCTGAATACAGAGAAACAGTTTTTGAGAAAGCAATTGATAAATATGGTACAGATTTTGATTATGTCATAATGTTTGACACAGACACTTGTGGTCTCAATGTAGATCATATAGTTAAAAGCTTGTCTATAAAAAATGATTGGTCGTGTATATCAGGTAATTTGAGATATTGGAAACAAGCGTTTTATTATGATGAATTAGCATTAAGAGAATTTGGTGAAGATTACAATATCAAAAATAGTCATACAGACTTTGATCGTTACTATGGAGTAAATTCAGACTGGATAGATACATTTAAAGCATTTAATACTTGGTTTAAAGTAAAAGCTGCTTTTGGCGGCCTCAGTATATACAAAACAAAAGAATTGCTAGATATCAAAAAGAAACATAAAAAACTGTACGACGTAAAGAAATTTCCAAAGTATACAGCAGAACACATATCGCTTTGCTCAAAACTTAAAGACAATATTTTGATTAGCCCACTAATCAGTTTTGAAACATATTCTATAATGGAGAAACAAATGAGACAAACGGCTTTCGTACCAAGGGACGCAGGATTTTTTTCTGTTTTTAATTTTTTAATTGGGACAATTTCAGCTGGAGAAAAAACATATCCATATTGGAACAAAGAAGAACTACTGAAATTACACAAAAAGAATGAGCATTTTGCGTATTGGACAGATAAACCGAATTGTTGGTTCGACTACTTCGAGCCTATTTCATATTTTAATGGAGATCAGTCCCACATCCTGGGTCATTATATTGCATATCCTAAATATAGTGGAGAAAATTGTGATAAAAAATTCAGAATACCAAAAGATACAGCAGAATTAATGAGAACTAATCCAAAAGAATTCGATAAATGGAGAAAAAATACTCATGAATTTTACAAAAACACAATTAAGTTTAAACCAGAAATAACCGATGTTGTAGAAGATTTTTGGTCCAGCAGCTTTAAATCAGATGAGAATGTAATAGGCGTACATTACAGACACCCAAGTCATTTTGTAGAGAGTGGAAAAATATACTTGACACAGTATTTTGATATTATTGACAGTATTATTGAAGAATTTCCAGATACAAAAATATTTTTAGCATCAGACAGTCAATTTGGAATTTATTCTTTTATAGAAAAATATCCAGACAAAGTAAAATACTTTAAAGACATAGACAGACTTACTATGGCAGAATTTTTAGAATGGTCTTTTAGCCTAGCCGAAGGAAAAGCTGATCATGTTGGTTTTGTAAATGGTAAAGGATTTGAATTGCATCATAAACGAGTAAATGTTAAGAATAATAAACAAATGACTATAGATTTACTAAAAGAAGTTTTATGTTTATCAAAATGTAATCAATTAGTAAATACAGTTTCAAATATACCATTAGCTATTAGCTACATTAACCCAGAAATAAAGATTTTTACACTATGAAAATTGAAGAATTACTACCCGTTGATCCTATTTTAGAAATTCCGTATAATAATACTATAAAAGCAGGAAAAGAAATACTAAAAGGCAAGAAAGTTGTATTTAGTATGTTAACAAGAAACACTGGTAAAATCTTAGAAAAAAACATAAACAAAATCATACAAATGATAGACGGGTATGTTGAAGAATGGAAATTTGTTATATACGAAAATGATTCTACAGACAATACAAAAGAAGTTATAGCAAAGCTTGCCCAAAAACAACCTTTTAGTTTTATATACAAAACAGAAACTCACGACAGAAAACAATACAGCCAAACTAAAGAACCAGAGAGAATAAAGGCTTTGGCTGAATATAGAAACATCAACTTGGAATTCATAAAAAACAATTTACCAGAATATGATTATGTTGTAGTTTGTGATTCTGATTTTGTAGACTTTAGTGAAGATGGATTTTTTCATTCAATAGGTATCTTAGAAAACTCAAATATATCAGCAATATGCGGCAATAGTTTTCAATTAAAGATAATGAACAAAGGAATGAAATTATGGAATTATGATTCATGGGCATATCGAAATACTTGGTGGCAAGATTTAAACAGTACAAAAAATCCATATATTGACGATAAGATGTTATGGTTTGGTTTTTGGATATTACCAGTAGGTAGCGCTCCTTCTGTTGTAAATAGTGCTTTCGGAGGAATGGCTATCTATTATAAAGATGTATATATCCAAGGTAAATATGATTCGTTAGATTGTGAACATGTTATGTTTCATTGGGATTTAACTCGTAAAATTGAAAATTTTTCATTAGCTTTAAATCCTTCTCAAATAATGTTAATGAATTAATATGCTTAATAGACTTAAAAATCAAAGAGTATATCTTGTTGGTGCTATGGATCGTGTTTTAGACAGAGGTATGGGTTGGAGAGAATCCATCACTCCTTTTTTAGAACATTTAGGAGTTACTGTTTACAACCCACTAAAGAAACCATCAGATATTGGCAAGGAAGATCACGATAGCTTTCTTAAAAAACTAGAATACAAGTCCTCTAAAGATTATGACAAGTTGTCGGACATGATGAAAATGATCAGAAATGTTGATTTACGCCTTGTTGATATAAGCGATTTTATAATTGCAAACTTAGATTTAGACACTCATCCTTGTGGTACTTATGAAGAAATTTTTCTTGCCAACCGTCAGAAGAAACCTATAATAGTACATGTGCAGCAGGGAAAACAAAACTGTCCAGATTGGCTTTTTGGTTGCATCCCTCACCAATTATTTTTTAGTGATTGGAACGAAATAAAAGTATATTTGAACTATGTAAATAGTTGTGACACTATAGAGAATTTTAATAGGTGGTACTTCTTTAACTGATATGAAAATTATTAACGAACTAAAACTTGATTTTGACGATGTTCTCATTAAGCCTAAAAGATCTTTCGTTAGCAGTAGATCAGAAGTACAATTAGAAAGAGAATTTTATTTTCCTTATTCTAAGAAATCATTAGAGTGTATTCCTGTAATGGCAGCGAATATGGACACTACTGGTAGTCTATATATGGCTCAAACATTAGGATTTTACAATTCCATAACCTGTCTGCATAAACACTATGAGATCGAAGATTATCTTAATCTTTATCGTAATTACAAGTTTAATAAGGATCTTGTTTTTCTTTCAACTGGAACTAGTAATAATGATTTTGAGAAGTTGTCGGCAACGATTGAAAGTATTCAAGCATTAGTTGCTCCGGTTGGGAAGTTTCACAAATTTACTCCAAATATTTGTGTAGATGTAGCAAATGGATATACAGAACAATTTGTGAGAAACCTAGAAAAGATTCGCAAAAATTTTAAAGACTCTATTATTATGGCCGGAAATGTAGTTAGCCCAGAAATGACAGAAGAGTTAATCATTCATGGAGGCGTTGATATAGTTAAGGTTGGTATAGGGTCGGGCAGTGTTTGCACTACTCGTTTAAAAACGGGCGTAGGATACCCACAATTGAGCGCAGTGATGGAGTGTTCGGATGCTGCTCACGGTCTTGGTGCTCATATTTGTAGTGATGGTGGCTGTAGAACTCCCGCCGACGTTGCAAAAGCACTTGGTGCTGGGGCGGATTTTGTTATGCTTGGAAGTATGCTTGCAGGAACAAACGAATGTGATGGAGAATGGGAATACGAATATAAATGCGAAACCAAACCAGACAAATTAATTGATCAAGCAATAACTTGGTGGCAACCTATTGATCCAAAAAATGGTGGAGAGAAAAGAAAAAGGTCACTAAAATTTTATGGCATGAGTAGTAAAGAAGCCCAGAACAAACATCATGCAGGAATTAAGGACTATAGAACTAGCGAAGGACGATGTGTTAGTATACCCTATAAAGGAACAGCAGATGAAGTGATTAAGGATTTATTCGGCGGATTAAGAAGCGCATGTACATATGTTGGTGCTTTTCAGATAAAAGACTTCAGCAAAAAAACTACTTTCATTCGTGTTAACAATACTCATAATAGGATTTACGAAAAATGAACAAGCTAAATGTTTACTGCCCAATTAATGGAACTGGTTACGGCATTACTTCCACAAATATATCTTTATCTTTAATGAAGAAAGAAATGGATGTAAGTATATTTCCTATTGGTCAAGGAGTAATGCTAGACGATCCAGCACAAAGGGAAGTAATGTTAAAAATGCTAAATAACGCTTTGGTCTATGACGACAAAGCTCCTTGTCTTAAAATTTGGCATCAACATGATTTAGCGTCTCGTATAGGTAAAGGCGAATATTATGTAATGCCATTTTTTGAGATAGATAAACTCTATGACAGAGAAGTTCACAGTATTAATCAGGCTGATGCTATTTTTACTCCAACAAAATGGAGCCAAAAGGTTTTAGAAAACAATGGCGTAAATATACCTATTTATCTTGCTCCTCTTGGTGTGGATTTAAAAATATTTGCTAACTCTATGATAAAAGAAGAAAATGACGATTATGTCTTTTTACATGTTGGTAAATGGGAAAAAAGAAAATCTCAAGACTTTTTGCTAGAAGCATTTGAAAATGCGTTTACCCATAAAGACAACGTAAAACTATACTTATGTCCCTATAATCCATTTTTGTCAGATAAAGACGTAAACTATTGGTTAAATCTTGTTTCTCAAAATAAACTATCTGAAAAAATCAAGATTTTTAATAGACTTCCTACACAATATGATTTAGCTAAAGTTATGAACAAGGCGGATTGTGGTGTGTTTCTAAGTAGAGCAGAAGGCTGGAATAATGAAATTCCTGAGATGATGGCAATGAATAGACCAATTATAGCAACAAACTATTCTGCACATACTGAATATTGTAATAAAGACAATGCTTATCTTGTAGATGTAGATGAAACAGAACCAGCAGAAGACGGAAAGTGGTTTCATGGATTTGGTAATTGGGCAAAATTAAGTGAAAAACAAATGGAACAAACTGTAAAACATATGAGATTTGTGTATAATAATAAAGTAAATACCAATGCGGCTGGTTTTGAAACAGCAGCGAAATATTCTTGGGATAATACGGCTAATCATATTTATAATGTCTTAACTGAAAGAGAAAGTATTTAAAATGCCATTACCGAATAGAAACAAGCAGGAAAATAAAAAAGATTTCATATCAAGATGTATGGGCGATTCTAAAATGACAGAAGAATATCCAGACTCTTCACAAAGACATGCGATTTGTCAAGGTCGATCCAAAGCAACTATTTTGGAACAAGTTTGTGATATATTAGAAGAAAACAGTCTTGGCAATACAGAAGAAATAAGTCCTTACAATTTCGTAGTACCCAATGAAGAAGATTATGTTGATTTTGGAGAAGAGGCAGAAGAAATAGATTTTAACTCAATCGCTGCTTATATTTACAAGAATCCCCATACTGATGAACTCTTTTATTTTTCATCAAAAGCTAATCATGTTATAGAAAACGTTGTTTTAGAATTCGTCAGTGAAGCAGCAGAATATCAAGGTAGGAAAGTTAAACTTGGAAAACCTTTTAGAACTCCAGACGGACCTAAAAAAATGAGCGTCTATGTAAAAAATGACAAAGGAAATGTTGTTAAGGTAAACTTTGGCGATCCAAATATGGAGATCAAAAAGGATAATCCAGCAAGAAGAAAAAGTTTCAGAGCAAGACATAATTGCGACAATCCTGGGCCTCGCTGGAAAGCAAGATACTGGTCATGCAAGGCTTGGTAAAAAAAGCAAGAAATCATCTTACAAAGAATAATATGTCTTATTATAGGCATTTTATTTTTGCTTTTGGATATGGATTAGTTTCTATTAAAGCAGGGATTTTATTATGTTTACATAGTATTTTACCTTGTTTTTTTGAACACGCTGGAAGCAGACTGGTTCACAAAATAGAAAAAGTTTTCACAGAAAGAGAATATGAACTTAAATCTATTGCTAAAAAATAAAAAGATCAAAGAATTAACTTATGATACTGTTTTTACAGAAGTACCCATGAGTAATTTGGTAGACTTTGATTACAAGAAAATTTTAAATCCTCCACCAGAAAATATTAGTTCTATAACTCAAAAAGAACTAGAAATAGTTTCTCGGGCTACACTAAATAAAACTACAGACGACTATGATCTAATATTCAGAATGGATGAAGACATAGACTCTTTTTATGTGAGATTCCTAAAGTCTCAAGGTCAAAATTACGAATACCCGAAAAGGTATATTGATCTTTTTTATGATATAGTTGAGCCAGTTTTAATGAATACAAAAAGCTATTGGAACAGACCAAGACCATCGCAATTAGCTAAATTATATGGAATTCAAATAGAAAGAATAGTTACTGACACAATCCATACAGCGTCGTATCCTAGTGGACATACGGTGTATAGTAAATTGGTAGCGAACATACTTTCAGATATGTATCCACAATTTGCAAATTCATTCAATAATATTGCTAAAACAACAGGAATTGCTAGAGTAAAACAAGGAGTTCATTATCCTAGTGACAACGAAGCAAGTTTTATTTTTGCTGATTATCTATACAAAAAACTTCAACCAAAATTACAAAAATACATGAATTGATATGGTGTATAGAAATTATATTCAAGATTACTCTTTAAGGAACCACAAATGCCAACGTACAGACTGCACGACGAAAATGGTAATTTTTTCATAAGAAAAGAAGGAGATTCTTTTTATCTAAATACTTTTGGAATTGGAGGAGGGAGCGGAACTCCTGGTCCTGTTGCTAGTTTTAGTTATTCAACCACTACGAACAGCGCATGTGTTGATAATGATCTAAATTTTAGTTGGGCTGCACCACTTGACGATGGAGGTAGTGCTGTTACTGGTTATGTAATTAGGAGAATAGGATCAGAGTGGATCGACGATACTGTGTATTCCTCAGGAGATCCTACACAGACGGGGTATGCAATTAATGAATTTTTAGAATTATGTCTCAGTGCTCCTGAGCAAGAAGTTACTCCAATAAATCCTCTTGTGTTGGGAAATATTACTTCTGTTGATTTTAGCGGCGTTGCTTGTGGTTATTATTCTTATCAGATTGCTGCTATTAATGTTAACGGAACTGGAACTTACTACCCATTTACAGCAATGGATTTGTATACTGGTGGTCTTGGATGGGCTCAAGTTGGACCAAGAGGATTTACTGTAACAAATCATGGAGAAGGATCTATTACTATTAATTATCCGTCTAATATTTATAATGCATATAATGATGCTGAAGTTTGTGCTCCTGGCTCTACTTTCGGAGGCGTTACATCAAACTTATACGAATTTGGAGAGTTTTATGATTGGGATGGAACAGGACCAGATCCTAACATAGTAGATTCATATAGTTCATCTGATCCAACTAATGCAGGACAAGTGTTTTACGATGGTCAATCACCCGGTATATACTATGCCACAATTGAAGAAACATGGTATGATGAAGAATATCAAGCTTGTACAGTACAAAAACATGCGTGTACAGTACCTTTTGAAATTACCTCCTAAAAAAGCGATAGTATGAATATACACAGAATCAAAATAAGAAACGGCAGGGTTTATCTAGAAGAAAACAACGATTCTTTCTTTATTAATAGTAATCCTCCAAATATCGGACCTTATGATTCTGGGTATTATTGTATAGGTAGTCCTACTGATGTAGAGGCTACTTGCCATGACCCTAGTTGTTTCTATCATTCTGGTGGGCCTATATACACTTGGTGTAATACTATAAATGGGCCTTATAGCACTTTAGAAGAATGCGAAGCCGCCTGTTCTGTTGTATTAGATCCACCTGCGCCTATAGTTGGATTTTCATACACCATGGAAAATTACGATAGTTCTCAAAGATGTGAGAGTGCTCCACTTTTAATAGCACTATGCTGTGATAATCTGGAGGACGGTTCTATTACATGGAGATGGAACGCACCAGAAAATGAAGATGAAGTAGCTTTTTATGTTATCAGAAGAATCTTATCGAGCCCCACAAGAGTTCTTAATGGAACGCAACCGGAAGGATTTTTGCCAGAATATAACGGACCATATTCTATTGCTGACAGCGGCGGAGCAACGGATAATAATACTACAACTTTAACACATTTTGAACCTTTTGTTGTTACATCAACTAGTGGTACAGGAGATACTTTTTCTGCTGCTGGTGAATACCTAAGTGGATCGAGTTTCTATTACGATGAATACTCAGGAGACTCTGATCATTTTCCAACTATAGGAATAAGTAAAATTGAGTTTAGTAAACAATTTGGTCCAAAACTCACATTTAGAAGCAGTGCCGCTAAAACAGAATTTGTTGATACTAATCATGAGATGATTTTAGGAGCTAGTGGTTCAGGATATACTGGCAGAGAATATAATGGAATTCACTATTTACAAAACAATAGAATATCAAATCAAACTGACACTACAATATCATATTCTGGAACTCCAAGTTTAACAATTGCTCTGTCTGGTATCGACCATTTATTAGAAGATTTAGAAAATAATCCAGATACATTTTTATATATTCAAATGGATTATGATTATGCGGAGTTGCTGATTGATAATTGCGATAGTGAAATCGAAACCAAAAAATCTCCTTTTATTATATCTAAAACAACAGCTGATGCCATATTTAGAACTGGCGATGTATATGAAATTAATTTAGGTCAAAATCCATCATGTGGATATCATTCGTATCAAATTATTGCCGTAAATGAAAATGGTCAAAGTGTACAAAAACCAAATGACATCGAAACTATGTCCACTTACGGATCAGGATGGATATTTAAGGGCAACCAAGAGTGGACCGTATCTGATGACGGCGGATCAAATCTTATATTTGAATGGGGAGTAGGAGAAAATGTTGGGTTTAGTGGTTTATGTCCAGCAGAAACTGGGTATTATTTTAATAGTAGCAACCCTTCTTGCCCAGGAGTTAATGGTCCTTTTATCTCAGCAGCAGAGTGTTCACAAGCACAAACTGATTGTGGGCTTATAATACCAGCTCCATGTTATAATCAGCAACTTTCAGTTACTCTTGAGTATGTTAGCGGAATTTTATACAGTAGAAACGGAGACGATCTAACATACGAAGCATCAAGCGAGACACCCGGATATTTATCAATGCCCGCTCCTCCTAATGGCTGGTACGAGTTTAAAGGCATCGAAGGTCGTTACATCGAAGATTCCGAGGGCGGCACTACTCTTTGTGAGCAAGAAACAAAAAAATGCAGCGGGGGTGGCATAAACTTATTACCATATGATGGTTATTTTTACGTTTATGATGGTCAATTAGTTCAAGCACCTGCTTATCCTATAGTAAATTAAGAAAGTACAAAATGAGATATCATGATATATTAAAAGGCATTGAATCTTCTCTAGAAAAAACCTCTTCGTATGATGATAGATTAAAATACGAAAGAAAAAACATGTACTATCCTGCTCCGATAGCAGAGGATGAAATGAAGATATCTCCAGAAAACATGGAGAACGAAAGTCCAAAAGACGAAATGGAAGAATATAAAGAAGACTTTTTCAATATGAGTGTTGGTTCTTTAACAGCTATTATGATGCATTCTAAAGCTATACTAGAAAATTTAGACAATCCGCAAGTAAAAGAAAACTTGACAGAGAGCTGGCTTCAGGGTAAAATTGCAATAACAGAGGATTACATGAGAACGATTCATGATTTTATCATGTATGTCTCTGAGGCTGCCGATAATGTAGAAGCAGCAGATAAGCCAGGGTTATGGGAAAATATCAGGAAGAAAAGAGAGCGAGAAGGTAAAAAATACCGACCCGCAAAACCAGGAGACAAAGATAGACCAGACCCAGAACAATGGAAAAAATTAACTAAAGAGAAAAAGTAGTCTCTTATTTGAAATTGATATTAGGAATTTTTACTTAGGACTTAGGAGAAAATATGTCTGTACAGATTGAAGGAATTGGTAAGCAAAAGATTGAATATAGGGACCACAATGAAATTAATTTTTATTGTTTGTCAGAATATCTAACACTAGCGAAAAAATCTATCTCTAAATTCGCTAATCGTTTTTATAGGGGTCTGTCTATAAAAATGTTAAAAGACGAAGATGCTATTTCCAATATTGCTAATGCTATAATGATGGCAGATTGGCGATTTGACGAAAATTATGTGGGTAAAAATAAAGAGAAAAAGACAAGATACTCATATAGAAACCAATGTGCTCTTTGGGCTATTCAAGGATATGTTACTAAAAATTACAGGAACAAAAACAAGAAACAAAAAACCTATTCTCTCGATCATACAATTTATGACAATGAAGAATTTTCATCTTATTGTTTTGTGGTAAATAATAAATCTAAGAGTCCCGAAGAAATAATGTTGCACGAAGAACAAAATCAACAGATAAAGAACAAAATTGATGAAATACTGTGCCTTGACTTTATTACTGACAATCAGAAAGAATATATAAGATTGTACTACATAGAAGGTAATACTTTTGAGCAAATTGGTAAAAAGTTTCGTCTTACCAGAGAAGCAATTCGTCAATCAATAAAAAAAGCTATTACTAAAATACAGGAATACTATAATGTCTAAATTTTATCATAATGCCAATTTAGTTATATTTACAACTGACATAAAAAATAATAAGCAATATGTTTTATCAACTGATAAAAATGAAATTCGTTTTCCTTTTCTGGAAATAAAGGGGGAATCAAAAAAAGACATTGATTCATCTATTGGTAACTATATCAGAGAAAATATTCTTTTTTTAAAGAACGAAGAACTTTTTATACAACTGATAAGTCTAAATGAAGAATGCATATCTGACAATCCAGAAATAATTTCATCTGTTTATGGCTTTATTGTTCCACAAGAAACCCAGGTTAATTACGAAAAATATAATTGGATTGAGTTTGATTTACTGAACGAAAGTAATAAATACAATATTCTATTCATAGATATAATTAGGAGTTTAGTCTAATGTTTAATTTATTCAAAGGAAAATCTTCTAAAGAACCAAAAGAAAAGAATGAAGACCCACTAAGAATAAGCTTAGAAGAAAACGCTATCATGTTTTGCGTAGATAAGAACCACGAACTAATCATCAAAATTAGTGCGCAAAATCTAGACAACGAAAGCGCCAAAAAAGTCGCTGAGGTTTTATTTTTCATGGGCAAAGGATATTACCGACCTCAAATATTACAGATGTTGCAGGACATGGCTGTTGATGATCCTTCAAGGCAGGGTTTTGTTAGCGATTTAATCCTGTACTGGTCTGCATATATTGACACATACAAAGATTTGACCTATAATAAAGGTGGTCCCGTTGTTTGTCCAACTAAATTTTCTCAACTTGTTCATAACTCGGAAAAATAACAAATGAAACCAGAAGCATTAATAGTGTGGGAAAAATGGGTAGATCCTTTTGGGCAAGCATTGGAGGAAGCAAAATGGACAGACTATGAAAATGAAATAGATACTTTAAACGATATTGAGTATATAGATGACGAAGATATGGAAATGAGACCTATTAAGGCTATTGCCACACCAATGGGTATTATTCCGTATAATGAATTAACTGCCCCTAGTAGCCTGTTTAATTTTTGGGTTGGTCATACTAATTTCGATATTACAAAAAAAATAGTAGACATTATTGAAAAATCTGATGGTGTAGAAATTCTAGATATTTTTACAAGATATCGTTTTAGAATAGGTATAGGAAAATGTTTTAACGATAGCGAAACAATGAAATCAATTAATGACGAAATTTATAAAGAGATTTAGATGAACGCTAAAAATAACGATCCTTTATCTGATTTCCATGACTATGGAGCTAACGTAAAAACAAGAGAGATATTCTTGCAAAATTATCCAGAACATGACGGTAATCCTGGTGTTGATTATAAAACAGCTAATTGTTTCATTAAAAACCTAAGAGCGCTCGAATTATCCTCCAACAAAGACATATTTATTCATCTTTATAGCACTGGTGGGGAATGGAATGACTGCATGGCTATATATGATTCAGTTAAATATGCCAACTCTAAAATTACAATGCTTTCTTATGGTCAAACAGAATCAGCTAGCACAATCATTCTTCAAGCTGCTAAAATTAGGATATTAATGCCTAATTCTTATTTTATGGTTCACTATGGAACTAGTGGATATATTGGGCAGTATCTTAGTGTGCAGAATTGGAGTAATTACGAAAAATATATTTGTGACATTATGATCGACATTTATGCGAACAGATGTGCAAATGGATTGTATTTCAAAGAAAAAAAATATACACTCGATAAAGTGAAAAAACATCTCTATAAAAAACTAAAAGATGGAGATTGGTACTTAAAACCCGAAGAAGCCGTGTATTATGGTTTTGCTGATGGTGTATTAGGTAATAGAAAGTATCCTAATGTAGACGCTCTATTAACACCATAAGGCAAGCACAACATGTTTATAGATTTCGCGATTATTAGTACTGATATCACTACTAAAGAAGCAAAAGATCTATTAGTAGAATCTACAAAAAACAAGATTAATAGCGTAACCGTTTCATATGATTTGCTAAAATTAGCCAAAAAAATAATTAAAAGCTCAAATATAGACATCTCTTGTTTTATTGATTTTCCTTTGGGTATATCTGACCCCGATACCAGGCAGTTAGCAGTAAAACAAGCTATTGGTGCTGGTGCTACTTCTGTAGATATTAGTATGCCTCAAAATTTAGCAGCTAATAGAAGATACGATAAGATAAGAGAGGATGTGTCTACTGTCAAAAACATATGTTTAGAAAACAATATAAAAACAAGATATATACTAGAATACAGGTCGTTTGATCATAAATGTCTTAAAAAAATTTGCGAAATATTTGATGACAATAATATAGAATTTTGTTTTCCTTCAACTAGTTTTTTTTTAGATAATTTAAGCGACAATATTATAGCTTCATCATTTTTGCACGAAAACTCTAAAGAAATAAATATAATCTGTAGCGGTAATTTTTGGACTGAAAACCATTTCAATATAATAAACAAATCTGGAATATATGGTTTTAGAACATCGTCTATTTCTGTCTTAAAAAATTACAATAAGTATTTGTTAAACAACTAAATATATACGGTGTATAGCATACTAACAGTATCTTACTAATTATTACAGGAGTTATCATGGCTACAATGCAAGTAAATGGCAGTGCCGTAACAAAAATTTCTACCGATAACAATGGCGGTTCTATTAAAAGCAACGGTTCTGTTTCTGTAGGACTAAGACAAGTATCCTTAGTCGAGCAGAACGTTGGCGTTTTTGGCTCAACAGTAGTAAACGGAGTCAATGTAGAGCCGTCAATTTCTGGAGGAGAAATACCTCATAATCATCAAAACCCAATATCTTTTTTTACTTCTCAAAAATTAGCTGGGGTTTCTAACAATGCTTTGAATAGCCCTAACGCATGTTATGTGTATATGAGAAATCCAGCGCCTTGGGAAGTAATGAGAACGAGAAGACTTGCAACAGCTATTAGAGATGGTTATTTCAATGTATTTACTGGAGTAGCAGAAAGCGGATATCCCGTTACGGAAGTTGATCTTTGGTGGGATGTTGCTGCTAATACTGGTGTAGCAGACACTCCAGATATTGTTGCTTCTCCAAGTAGAGCAAATCCTGGGTATCTTTATTTCTTAGACGGTAGTCCAAATCCATCAACAATCAATTATTCTAGCAAAACAGGTAACTAATAATATTTGTTAGGAGAAAACATGACACTACTAGCAGAAATAAGTCATACAATATTTGACTTCTGGCAAAATATAGCTACTACTGCGGTTGGCATTATCATTACTTTAGTAGCTTTTTGGGCCGGCATTGTTAGACATATGGCAACAAGAGAAGAAGTCTGCGAAATGATTGTCACTAGAAGTCCATATGTTGAAGATAGGCAATATATAATGGAAAGACTTGCTGTTAACAAAGAAATTCAAGGTCAGCTATCATTAGCTTTACAAAAAAATTCAGAAGTAATGAATGAATTAAGAATACAAATAGCAACATTGTCTAAAACTTTAGAAACACTAGAAACAAGAATGGATAGGGAGTAAACGCTTATGGCTGTAATACATTTGTCTAAACCCAGTAAAATTATCAATAATTGCCTAACAGTAGTTGGTCTACCACCTACTGGACCTTCAGTATCTCCTGATTATACTTTAGGTTTTCCTTTTTGTTTAGCAAATGAGGAAGAGACAGCTAGAATAACAGGTGTTTTAGACGACAGATACGACAATACATTTGACAATAATTATTTTTGTTGCAGTCCAATTGATGGTGGTGATGCTTAACCGGTGTAATTAATACTAGAGGTAATCCAAATGAAACCAAACTATAGGACAAGTGAATTTTGGTTTACTGTGGTTAGTTTTATATTTAGTGGACTATTTCTTTTAGGGGTAATACAGGATTTTGACCAAAAAGAAGAACTTATTTCTGATGTTACCCACGGAGTAGAAAGTATTATCTTGCTTTCCGGGCAAGCTGCAATATTATATAGATACATAAGAAGTCGTAACGAGCAGAAAAAAAGTCAAGCAGATATTGATCTAGCCAAAGAAGTAGCAAGACAAGTAGAGATCGAACTAGAAAAAAGGAAGTTACAAAAAAATGACGAGCCAAGAATTGATAACTCAGGAAGTTCAGAAACTAATTGAAACAGTTAAAAAAAGTTTTAAGGACATAAAGAGAATCGCTTTATCAGAAGCGTGGAAAGTTTTGCAATTAGCAATAGCTACTGTTGTACAAATTGTTGAGGCTATAGGAACAGATCTAAGCAGTCCCGACAAAAAACAACTAGCCATGAATCTTTTAAGTGAATTTTACGATAAAGTTTTCTTGATCGTAGATGTTCCAGTGGTTCCTAATTTATTGGAACCTGTAATACATAAATATGTTAAAGCTTTTCTTATGTTGTTGGTAAGTTCAACAATTGATAGTATGGTAACAGTATTTAGAAACACAGGAGTATTTAAGCCTAAAACACCATCAGTAGAGGTAGTATAATGAATTATTCACAAAGTTTTGAAGAATTTTCTAGTTCTGTAGGCCCAACGGATTTAGCTTTATATGCAGGAGTAGGGATTGCATTATTTGTATTATTTAAGGACAGACTAAGCCCTGTTCAAAAAGTGTTAATAGATTTTCTAGAAACAGCAAAAAAATGGTTTCAAGATACAACAAAACCAAAACCCCCTGTTGTTGGTCCATTACCAGACTTTCCTGTACCAACAGCACCACCATTAGTTAGGCCGCAAGTAGAAACCAAAAATGTTGGATTTCTTGATTTAGTAGCATCATGGAAACAGACGAGAGATTTATCAAAAGAGTATGGTTGCGAACAGGCTACAGAAATGTTAGACCAAGTATTTCAGTATTTATCACCCGTAGTTTGCCTTGATGAGGAGAAAAATAATGAACAGTAAAGTAATACTAGTAGGAGCAGCCATATTAATTGCAATAGGAATTTTTAAACCAGATTTCTCTAACCTATTACCAAAACCAGGAGTAGTCGTGAATACGCCAACTGTAGAAGTAAAAGAACCCGCTGATCCTGCACTTAAAACTGCTGCTCTACAAATTGTAGAAATATTAAAAAATGGAGGTTCAGACAGAACTGTTGATGGACTAGAATTAAGTAAACTATATTTAGATATGGCTAATTTAATCTCTCTAGATGAAGAAAATCTAGTTGTAAAAACAACCAGTGAGATCAAAGAAATTAATAGCGTAGCCGGGTCGATGATGAACCTAAAACTAAAAGGCAAATATCCAGATTTTGCATTAACCGCAAAAGAATTGGTTGTTTCTGTTATGGGAGATGAAGTTTCTGTATTAAACGAAGAGTCTAGAACAAAAGCTGTTTCGGCATTTGAGGCATTGGCTTGGGCTTGTTATGAAGGAGCAAAATAATGGCAAGATTAAAACCTGAAGAACTATACGAACTATACAGAAAAGAAAATATTATTGGTTGTATTGACGAGCCACATGTTTTTGAAGAACTAATGCAGTCTTCAAAGTATGCTTATTTTGCCGATGGTGCTAAATCTATTAAAGATAGTGGTAAAGGTAAACTAGCACTACCTTTTAAAAGTGTTCTGAAATTTGATAGTAAAGCATATTCAGAGCGACAAACTACAGGGGATTGCGTTTCGCACGGAACAAGATCGGCTGTAGATTTAAGTAGAGCGGTAGAAATTGATATAAAAGGAGAAAAAGAAGGATGGCATTATAGAGGGGCCACAGAGGCTATCTATGGAGCAAGAGGGCACGGTGGTCAGGGTATGAGTTGTTCTAGAGCGGCTACATTTATAAGTCAAAGTGGAGGAATATTATTAAGAAAAAATTATCCTGGCATTGCTGACTTTAGTAAATATAATGGTAATCTTGGTGCTGGTTGGGGAAGCAGGGGTTTGCCCGATAAAGTTATTGATGAAGCAGAAAAGCATCAAGTTAAAACTGTTTCTTTGATAAAAAGCACAGAAGAAGCCAGAGATGCTTTAGCGAATGGATATGGCATATGTGTATGTTCTGGGTATGGATTTTCTAATAAAAGAGATTCAAAGGGTATAGCAAGAAAATCTGGCTCCTGGGCTCATGCGATGGCTTGGGTAGCAGTGGATGATACTCATGACAGATATAATGAAACATTATTCTTAGTTCAAAATAGTTGGGGTCTCTGGAATTCTGGGCCAAAAGTTCATGATCAGCCAGATGGTAGTTTTTGGATAAGAGAAAGCGATGCCGCTGGTATGATAGCACAAAGAGGATCTTATGCTTTTAGTAACGTAAATGGATTTCCTCCACAAAAACTTGATGATCTTGGTTTTGTAGATTATCTTTAAGGAGAATAATATGAGCTTATTAGACAAAATGGCTTTTAACCGATTAGTTGCTATAATTGCAAATTTTGTTTTGAACGTAATAAAAATATTTGCTCCTAAAGCAGTGGAAGACATTGAAGTACCAGAAGTAACCCCAGGAAGAAGAAAGATATTTCCTATTTTCAGAAAGAAGAAACAAGATGAAAGTACTAAGTAGCATTTTAATACTAGCAGCAATGGGTACTATAGTGGCAAAAGATTTTCAACCTTCTTCTATAAGTGCTGTAAGTTTAATAGGAGGAGTCATTAGAGCTAGACATATCGCTGAAGAACAAGATACTAAATACCCAAGAGATGAATGTCCAGTGTGCGAGGGTAAAGGTTGGTATCGAAGTGGAGACGGCATTGAAGAAGTACCTTGTGGATATTGCGAGCCAACTAAAAAAGAACCAACATTAGATCCTGTGTATGAGCAAGATCATAATACTGACCCTCCACTCGTTCCAGTTAAACCAGATACTTTTTATTTAAGGAAATAATAAATGTCAGCAGAAATTATAGAGAACCTAGCAAAAAAAATCCTTGATAAAACCAATGATCAAGTAAAAGAAGAAAACAAATATGGTATTGACCCAATAACCATAATAATGTTAATAGGCTTAGCCTTAACTTTGATTAGAATAATACAAGAATGTAGAAAAGATAAAATGAAAGGATTTGGAAGTCAATCAGAGAAAGCAGACTATATCACAACAGAAGCCAAGTTCTTATGTTTTAATCATAGCTGGCTCACAAGAAGAAGAATAAAGAAAGCCATTCAAAATAATTTAACAAAACAACAATATAAGGTATACGGAGAGCCTCTTCTAAAATCGGTTTTAGAAGTAGGAAAAACATTAACGGAAGAAGAAACCAAGGCATTACTGGAGTACAAAAATGTTTAGTATATTAGTATGGTGTGTTTACGGTATTTTTGTAGGCAGCATTGCTAAAAGCATAATACCAGGAGAAGAGAATTTTGGCTTCATTAAAACTATAGTACTAGGAGTAGCAGGATCTTATATGGGTGGCGCTATAATGTATTTATTAGGCCAGTACGACGCAATATCACCAGCCGGCTTGTTTATGGGCGTTGCTGGATCATGCTTATCCCTTGTTCTATATAATAAATTGATCAAAAATTAATTAGTTTTCAAAATCATCGAACAAAAACGAACCCTAATTTTTTCAGGTGTTCGTTTTTTTATTGACACACCACGGCGCGTCCTCTATAATAGAAGACTCAAGGAGAACAAATGAAAACAAGGCCCGATTGGACAGATTATTTCTTAGGAATTGCTAAAGTTGTATCACAACGAAGCCACGATATACATACACAACACGGTTGTGTTATTACAGATCAACAAGACAGAATTCTGGGAGTGGGTTACAATGGATTTCCAAAAGGAATGAACGACAGTGTTCTTCCTACTTCTAGGCCAGAAAAATACCCCTGGATGATACACGCTGAACGAAATGCTCTTTCTAATTGTGTTATTCGTCCAGATAATGGTATAGCATATGTTACCGGACAGTGCTGTAATGATTGTATCATGGCACTGTGGCAAGAAGGAGTAACTAAAGTTTTTATGTTGGACCAACATGGTACACAATTATTTGATCAAGAACAACAAAAAATTTTTGGTCTTTTTGTTCAGCATACAGGTATAGAAGTAAATAAAGTTGCAAGCAATCTATCTTGGTTAAGTAATTGTAAGGTGTAATATGATATTGCTATGTTATTATTTGTCGCTATGTGTAGACCTTTATGGATTATTCATGAGTCAAGAAATGATTACTCCTCCATTCACAACATCTACCGCTATAGGTCTACTTTATTTAATTTCAACACAAGAGAAAAAAGTTAATAGGAGATAATATGTCGGCACTGCAAGAACTACAGAATTATACATTTGTCAGCAAATATGCTAGATGGATAGAAGAAAAACAACGTCGTGAAACATGGAAAGAAGCAGTCGATAGAGTTAGGAATATGATGCATACAAAATATGTAGATAACAATATTTCTGAAGAAATTGATTGGGCATATGATATAATGTATAAGAAAAAGGTTCTTGGTAGCCAAAGAGCATTGCAGTTCGGAGGTAAGCCAATTCTTGATCGCCACGCAAAAATCTATAACTGTACAAGTTCATATTGCGACCGATTAAGATTCTTCCAAGAATGTTTTTGGCTTCTACTATGTGGTAGCGGAACTGGTTTTAGCGTTCAAAAACATCATATTGAAAAGTTACCAAATCTACAACACAATCCACCTAAAGGCAAAGGCGTAAAATATGTTATCGAAGACAGTATCGAGGGTTGGGCAAACGCTCTTGGTGTGCTTCTCAGTTCTTATTTTGATAGACCTGTTGATGAGTTTGCTGAGTTTGGTAACACTTACATAGTCTTTGACTATTCAGAAATTAGAGAAAAGGGTACTCCTTTAAGTTCTGGAGTAGGAAAAGCCCCCGGCTTTGAACCTCTCGCAAAAGGATTGGAAAAAATTAGATCACTACTTGATCGATGCATAGCCAATGGCCAAAAGAAATTAAGACCTATTGATGCTTATGATATTGTTATGCACAGTAGTGACGCTGTATTATCCGGCGGAGTTCGTAGATCAGCATCGCTGGCATTATTTAGTCCAGATGATGAAGAAATGGCTAAGGCCAAAACAGGAAATTGGTTTATAGATAATCCACAAAGAGCAAGAAGTAATAATTCAGCTCTTTTACTTAAAGACTCAACAACTTTTGAAGAATTTCAAACGCTCATGGAAAGCGTAAAAGAGTTTGGAGAGCCAGGGTTTATATGGAGCGAGTCTAGGGACATGATTTTTAATCCTTGCGTTGAAATAGGCATGTGGCCTGTTGACGAAGAATCTGGCAAGTCTGGTTGGCAAGGATGCAACCTATCAACAATCAATTGCTCTTCTGTAACAGACGAAAATGATTTTTATGAAAGATGTCGTGCCGCTGCTATTATCGGTACATTACAAGCAGGATTTACAGATCTAGAATATTTAGGAGAAACCAGTGAAAAAATCTTTGAAAGAGAAGCCCTATTGGGTGTTAGTCTTACAGGAACTATGGAAAAGCCTGATCTTGTTCTTTCAGAAAAAATATTAAGAGAAGGAGCAAAGATTGCTGTAAAAACTAATGAAGAAATTGCTAAGAAGATAGGTATAAAACAGGCTGCTAGAGTAACCTGTTTAAAGCCAGAGGGAACATCTAGTTCTATGCTAGGCACAAGTTCTGGTATACACCCTCATCATGCCAAAAGATATATTCGTCATGTGCAAGCAAACATGCTTGAAGCACCATACGAATATTTCAAAAGCTATAACCCACAAGCATGTGAAAAAAGCAGTTGGTCAGCAAATGATACAGATGAGGTTATTAAATTTCCTATTGAAGTGCCGGATGGTTCAAAGCTAAGAAATCAACTTCCGGCAGTAGAAATGCTTAGTGTTGTAAAACAAACACAGCAAAACTGGGTAAATAGCGGCAAAAATAAAAAACTTTGTACGCAAACTTATCTGTCTCATAATGTAAGTAATACTGTAACTGTTAAACCAGATGAATGGGATGATGTTACAAAGTATATTTATGAGAATAGAAAATATTACGCAGGAATAAGTCTGATTCCTCAGAGTGGAGATAAAGACTATCCACAAGCTCCTTTTACAACTGTTTATACCAGCAGAGAAATAGTAAAAGAATATGGAGATGCCGCTCTATGGTGTTCTGGATTAATTGAATTAGCACTGCAATCGTTTAATGGAAACCTATGGGCTGCGTGTGATTATGTTGCGATGAACCAGTTCAAGGATGGAGACGAAGAAAAGAAGCTTGTTTTCGTAACAAAGGTGAAAAATTTTGCTGGTAAATATTTTGATGGAGACATCAAGAAATTAACCTATTGCATGAAAGACGTATATAATTGGAAAATTTATTGTGATCTAAAAGAAAGTTTCAAAAAGGTTGATTATACCCAATTATCAGAAACGGAGGATAATACCACAGGCATAGAAGAAATTAGTTGTGCTGGCGGCGCTTGTTTAATCTAATATCAAAAAGAAAGGTATAACACCTTGAGAAAAAAGAAAATTACAACAGATAGAAAACCTAAGTTTATTGATATTACTAAAAGTATAATTCCAGAAACAGTAGAAATACAACATAAAAATAGGTTAATAGCAAGAAGTGATAATCAAAAAGAATTTATCAGATCTATGGTGGAAAACGATATTGTTTTTTGTCAGGGATTAGCTGGCTCTGGTAAAACGCATATTGCAATTGGAATGGCTTTAGAATGGCTTTTAAAAGATAAGGTTGGGAAAATAGTTATTACTAGACCAGTTGTTGAAGCAGGCGAGAAGATTGGTTTCCTTCCCGGTTCAGCAGAAGAAAAGATTCATCCATATCTAATACCTATTTTAGATGAAATCAATCACTTTATTAGTATGGCCGATTATGCTAGATTAAAAAATGAAAATAGAATAGAAATAGTTCCACTAGGATTAATGAGAGGAAGAAATTTTCATGATGCTTTTATTGTGGCTGACGAATGCCAGAATGCTACATACGATCAGTTAAAAATGCTTATCACAAGAATTGGAACTGATAGTAAAATGGTTTTAACTGGAGACGCAGCTCAAAGCGATTTAAATAGGCATGTCAAAGGTGGTTTTGTGAGAATCATGGAAAGACTAAGTGGTGTAGATGGTGTTGGTCTTGCATTTTTGGAAGCGTGTGATATAGTAAGAAATCCAATAATTGGAAGAATACTAGACAGGCTAGAAGAATATGAAAACAAACCATACTAAATGTTTATTGTTAAATGCTGACTATAGCCCTATTTCTGTTATTAGCTGGAAAAGGGCTATGGTATGGCATTTTAAATATACAAAAAACAATGACTACGGAATAGATATTATTGATTTTTACAAAGATGATGCGATCATAGGAACCAGTAATAAAAAATTTCCTATACCAGCTGTAACTAAAACAAAAAGATTTTTCAAAGTTTGCAAAAATGATCAAATAGTTTTTAGTCGCAAGAATATTTTTTCTAGAGACGAATATAAATGCCAATATTGTGGGATAAAATTTGAACACAAGGAATTGACATACGATCACGTTATACCGAAATCAAAATGGAATTATGGTCATTCTCCAACTAATTGGACTAATATTGTTACCGCTTGTGTGTCGTGTAATAATAGAAAGGGAGACAGAACACCGACGCAAGCAAATATGCCCCTGCTTAGTGTGCCAGTAAAACCAGAAAAAAGACTAAGGTACTTGCCAATTTTTGAGTATTTGGCTACTATAAAGCAAGTTCCAGAGGAATGGAAATTCTACATACCAGAGTTTTAGGAATTTTATGCCGACATATACATATAAATGCCCATCATGTAATAAAGTTTTTGAGATTTTAAGCTCCATCAAAGACTATAAGGACACAGTTAGTTGTTGCGATTGCGATTGCAAAAAAGCGTCAAGATGTTTAACGCAAGATGTCCAAACCTTAAACGGAAGCGTTAAACTAGGAGACAACGAACTTAAAACCCTGGGACATCTTGCACAAAGAAATACAGAAAGAATGAGCGAAGATCAAAAACAAGCTATTTGGCAAAAGAACAATAAATACAAAGAAACTCCGTCTGAAAAACCTTTACCGAAAGGTATGAGTAGACTAAAAAAACCACCAAAAATGAAATGGAGATAAAATGAGAGAGAAGCTAAAAGATGCTAAGGATTATATTTTTCAGCCCAATAACGCTAAAACAATTGGTTTGAATGAAGAAGAAAAGGATGAAACAAATCATTTTTTTACAATATTTGGAGAACATGATTTTATAGATGAGGATGGGTATCCGAAAACAAATGAAGAATCCAATCATATTTATGCTAAAAAAATAAAACAAAATGGCAAGACAAATTTTTTTGTTAAAGCTTCTAGGCAGGGAAAACTATATAATCCAATAGGTATGTTTTCTGAAGGCAAGCATAAAAGAATAAGCAAACTTACTGGATCTAATGAGTACAACTTTAAAAGAGTAAATCTTAGAATTTTTGAATTATACACTAGTTTCTTGAAAAGTAGAAACGTAGCATGGCTTAATAACGCAGAAAGAGAGATGATATAGTGGCTTTTAAACCAAGTAAAACTAAAGAATATGCTGTTCTATATTTACATAGGTTTGTTCGTATGAATATAGATCAAATAGCAGAGGAATTAAATATCGCAGAATCAACGGTTTCGTCTATATTGGAAAATAACCCAGAACAAAACGCAAAAAACAAAAGTTCGTTTATCACAGAAACAAGCCAAAAGAGAAATGGTCATGTTGCCATAATGACACAAGAAGCATCACTCGGTGGTCAAGGTTTCTCAAATACTGGCAAAGTAAGTACCACGAATATTTTTAAGCCAAAGGGATAAATGGCAAAAAAATATATTTCTAAATATTCAAATGGAAAAGAGATAACTGCTGCTCAGTATATCACTGAAATAATATGTGAACATTGGGCCAAACAGAATCAAAAGGATTTGCATTATAGGTTCTGGTCAACTTCAGAACAATGGCAAAAACACTATAAAAATCAAATCACATCTGCAAATAAATTGCTAAAGAAATATAGCGATAAAGCAATAATAAAGGCTCTAAATGATTCTAAAGCATATAAGATTTACTCATTGCGGGCTCCCTTCTTGTTGCCTATCATAGAGTACTACGAGAAGCAACTACAAGAAAACACAGAAAGTCTTACAAAGGAATTTGTAAGGAAAGAGCAAGTTAAATTTTCAAATAAGAAGTCTGGTAAAAAAAACATTATATCAAGATTGAAGGATTTAGACAATGAGTAGCGTAACTAAAGATATAGCAAAGACATTTGGCGATAACATTATATTGAATGCTAATTCAATTATGGATACAAATAATGTAATAATTCCAGTTAGTCCTGTTATTGATATTTTATTAGGGGGAGGAGTGCCAGAAGGAAGTTTTGTAGTTTTTACTGGTCAGCCAAAATGCGGAAAGACAACAACTTCTCTTTATCTAGCAGCAACAGCCCAAGACCCCAAATATGCGTATGGGTCTTTTAAAGAAGGAAGGGAAGTGTATTACCTCAACATTGAGGGTAGACTGAAAAAGAGAGATTTACAAGGGATACCTCATTTAAACCTTGATAAATTCCATGTAATTGGTTCTCAACAAGGTAAAATTCTACATGCAGAAGAGTATTTGCAAATTGCGGAAAAATTAATTAATGAAATACCCGGTTCTATAATTATAATCGACTCGTATTCTGCATTATGTACAGAAGCCGAAATAACTAGCGAAATGAGTAAAATGCAAAGAGCAGACGGAGCAAAATTACTGGCAAAATTCTGTAGAAAAATTGGGAATGTTATCCCTGTTAACAAAAATATTGTAATTGGAATAACACATTTAATGGGAAATCCAACAGGGTATGGTGCCGCTTTTACAGAAAAATCAGGACAAGCCGTAGCTTATCAAACGGACATAAAATTAAGAGCAAAAACATTTAAACCATGGACAGTTGGCAATGATTCTTCTCCTATAGGACAAGAAGTAGAATGGCAGGTAGTCTGTTCTGCTATTGGTGCTCCCGGCGCTACTATGACTAGCTATATTCGTTATGGCCAAGGAATAGATAAATACACAGAGATAGTGCAACTAGCTTGTGATATAGGAGTAATAAATAAAGGAGGAGCTTGGTATACTTTAACGCATTTAGAAAATGCTCCAAAGTTCCAAGGAGTAGAAAAAGTAAGAAATTATTTAGTAGAAAATCCAAACGTCTACGAGGATTTGGTTAATAAAGTAAAAGAAATGATGGGTATTCCAACATGCAAATCATAGATTTAGATGGAAATTCTCACAATTGGCTTTTAACTGGAAACATGGCTTATGCAACCAATACAAATAAGTCTGATTTACATATAAAAGCTAGGGATTTATTAACACAGGAATTTCCAACACTACAAATTTTAGAGGAAGTTGCTATGCCTCTAAAAAAGGGTGTTACGTTGTATATGGATTTTTATCTGCCACTTAAAAAAATATGCTGTGAAGTTCATGGAGAACAACACTATAGATTTATTAAATTCTATCACAGCAGCCTTCTTTCTTTTTATCGTTCTCAAAAAAGAGACAGAGAAAAACAAGAATGGTGTGAACAAAATAATATACGTTATGTTGTATTCCCATTCGATAACAGCTCAGAAGAATGGAGAAAAATACTGAATGAATACTAAAGAAGAAGTTTCGTATTGGGATAAAATACTAGATACTTATGAAGATAGTATAGGCATACCAAAATATGAATCAGAAGCATTTTCTGAATCAGAATTACAAAACTATCTCACTATGAATAGAAATGTAATAGAAAAACTTTCTCCAGAAGATTGCGCCCAAATAGCAATGAGACTAGGACAATTTGGCTTTCATATACAAAGAACTTTAAATAGAGAAATAGCTAGACACAATTGGGCAGAAGAAACAATTAAGGAAACAATTGCTTTTGACATAAATAGCTATAAAGGATATGGATACCTGGAAAAAAGTATACAGGCTATAAAAGACAACGAAAAAGCTAATGCTCTAAACAAAATCAAAAAATACGCAAAACAAAGAATGGATAGATTAGGGTTTCTGGCTAATAACATTAAAAATCTCTCTGATATTTTACTCTCTATACAAAGAACAAAGGTGAAACATGGGACTTGAAAAAGAAGATATTATGGCTCTAATAGCTATTCTACAAAAAGGACTAGAAGACGAAAAAGATCCTCAAATCAAAAAAGTTGGCAGTAAAAAAAGAACTACACAAACAACAAAATCAAAAAGTGTCGCTGTTGTTTCAAATAATAAATTCGATTCTATGTCGGAAAAGGATCTGCATAAACAAGATACAGAAATAGACAAGAAATTATGGGGTAACAACAGACCAACAGAAAGGTCTAGACAAAGCAGTGTCGTTAGTGTAAGATGTAGGGTATGCGGTAAAACAGAACAAGTAAGCGCAATGATAATAGATAGTGCTGAGAGATATAAGTGCAATAAATGCGCAACAACGTCGGGATAAATTATGTTAAATGATCCATCAGCAGAAAGAGCGGTATTAGCAGGTATTTTTTCTTATGGGGAAAATGCGTACCTAGAAGTTTCAGACATTATCTCTGAGTCAACATTTACCATTGATAGCAATGTAATTATTTACAAGTGCTTAAAACATTTATGTGATAAAAACTCGGAAGTAGATATAGCGTCAGTATATTCTGTTGCTGAGGAACTTGGTGTTTCCTCTATCCTAAATAAAAAACAAGAGGCCCAACATTTACGAGCAGTTGTTGATTTCCCTGTCAACTTTTCTAACATCAGAAAATTTGCTGGCAAAATTCGCAAACTTGAAATTACTAGGCTTTTAAGAAAACAACTAGAACTAGCACAAGATAAATTATTAGAAATCAATGGTTCCGAATCTATAGGCTCCATACTAGCTGTAGCAGAAGATACGGTTTTTAACTTCACGAATTTATTAAACGACAGCGACGAAGCCCCTCACCATATTGCATCTGATCTAGAAGAATACATCAAGGAACTAGAAGAAAACCCAATAGATCAAGTCGGTATACCTACTGGATTTCCTATTTATGACCAATCAATAGGTGGAGGTTTGAGAAAAGGAACAGTAAATGTTATCGGCGCTAGGCCCAAAACAGGCAAAACACTATTGTCTGATAATATGGGCTATCATATAGCCTCCAAGGGGATTCCTGTATTGAATATGGATACAGAAATGGCTAAACAAGATCATATCCATAGAGTATTAGCCATGATGACAGAAACAGAAATTAACGATATTGAGACAGGAAAGTTTGCAGAAAACCCAGACAAACAAAGAAAAATACAGAGCGCTGTGCAACAACTAAAAAACACTAACATCTTTTATAAAAGCATTGCCGGAAAACCATTTGAAGACCAATTATCTATTATGAAGAGATGGCTAGTAAAAGAGGTAGGACTTAACGACGACGGAACAGCAAAAGACTGCGTAATATTCTATGATTACCTAAAACTTATGGACAGTAGCGGCATGAGCCAAGACCTTAAAGAATATCAGGTTCTTGGATTCATGATGACACAGTTGCACAATTTTGCGGTCAAGTTTAAAGTTCCAATCGTTGCGTTCATACAATTAAATAGAGACGGTATAACGAAAGAATCAACGGATTCAGCCAGTGGTTCCGACCGTATTATATGGTTGTGTAGCAACTTTACAATTTTCAAAAGAAAGAGCGATGAAGAAATCGCTGAAGACGGCGTATCTAACGGAAACAGAAAACTGGTTCCTCTAATAGCAAGACACGGAGGAGGCTTGGATGACAACGACTATATCAACTGCAACATGAAGGGTTGGTGTGCCAAAATTACTGAAGGTAAAACAAGATTGGAATTGGTTAACAATACTCAAAATAAAGATGAGGGTTTTATAATTGATGAAAACGATGAAAAAGCCATCCCGTTCAATTGATCAAAATAAGCTAAAAATTTTGTGTGATATTGCTTGTGATGATATAGATCAAATACTAGAATTTTTCAATATTGAATATAAGCATAACGGGAAAATGATAACTATGTGTTGTCCAATACACGGTGGAGATAATCCGTCTGCTGTTAATCTATATCCAGAAGGCGAAACATATAGAGGTAATTGGAAATGCAGAACTCATGGTTGTGAAAAACATTTTAAGTCATCTATTATAGGATTTGTTCGTGGCGTTTTAAGTCACCAAAAACACGATTGGGAAAAACCTGGAGATCAATTTGTAAATTTCCAAGAAGCTCTAGATTTTCTAACGTCCTTTACGAACAAAGACTTGAGCAATATACATATCTCTAATTCAGATAGAAATAAACAAACATTTACAAGCATTATCAATTATGTAAATCAAAAACAACAAGAAGTAAAATCCAAAGTTACAAGGAACCAAATTACCAAATCTTTAGACATACCATCCGAATATTTTATTAAAAGAGGGTTTAGCAAAGAAATTTTAGAGAAATATGATGTTGGTTTATGCGACAGAGAAGGCAAGGAAATGTACCAAAGGTCTGTTGTCCCTATCTATGACAATGATCATCAGTATATGATAGGCTGTACAGGTAGAAGTATTTTTGAAAAATGTAATAGTTGCGGTTCTTATCACAACCCAGATAAATCATGCCCATCCGCAGAATATTCCTGGAAATTTAGTAAATGGAAACACAGTAGTGATTTTAAAAGCCAAAATACTTTGTATAACTTTTGGTTTGCCAAAGATTTTATATTAGAGTCCTCTACAGTTATTATTGTTGAAAGCCCAGGAAATGTATGGAGACTGGAAGAAAACGGTATTCATAATAGTGTTGCTATATTTGGCTGTTCTTTAAGCGATAGACAAAAAGTCTTACTGGATAGTAGCGGAGCGATGAACCTAATTATTTTAACAGATAGTGACGAAGCAGGAAGAAAAGCTGCGGAGCAGATTAAAAATAAATGTAAGAATACATACAATGTTTATACTCCGGTAATTTCAAAATCAGATATAGGAGAAATGAATAGTGAAGAAATTGAGACAGAGATCAAAGAATTTATGGAGAAAATCGTATGACTAGAATTATTTGTTTCGCTGGCAGAAAACAGTCTGGTAAAAGCTCTTCGTGCGAGTATGTTTATCGAAAATTACAAGATAAGCGATCTGTTCAAATTTATAACTTTGCCGATCCGTTAAAACAAATATGTATTGATGTTCTTGGTTTAGCTCCAAGACAATGTTATGGTGAGGACAAATATAAAAACGAACTTGTTGATTGTCAATGGAACGGAAAGCCATTAACCGCCAGAGAAGTAATGCAAATTCTAGGCACAGATATTCTTAGAACAATGCAGAATAATGTATGGGCAGGTGCAACTATTAGAAAAATACAAAAAGACAATCCAGACGTTGCTTTAATTGGAGACTGTAGGTTTCCTAATGAAGTAGAAGCTGTTCAAAATGCTGGTGGTATTGTTATTAAGCTAGAACGATCATTGTTTTATTCAGATCATGCAAGCGAAACAGCATTGAATAAAGAACATTATAACCAAGACATTTTTGATTATACTATCAATAATCAACATATAGAATTAGACACTAAAAACGAGATAATACTAAAATTTCTTAAAAAAGAGCACATTCTATGATAATAACATATTTAAGAAGCTCAAGTTATGGAACGCATTCTATGTGCGAGCAGCAATATTTTCTTGAATATAACCTCGGCTATAGATCACCTTCTGGCAAAAAAGCAGACAAAGGAACTATAGTACATAAAGTTATGGAAATTCTTGCTCATATAAAAGTTTGTCAACAAAAGAAATTAGCAGTTTATGACGATGATATTATTGGTCCAATGAACCCCTATGACTATGATCTATTAGATATCGTTGAAAGAATTTATAGCTATTATACAACTAGTTTTAGTCATCACGATTGGAAGCCAGTTGATTATAGAGACTGTAAAAAATGGGTTGACAAAGCCCTAGAAATACAAAACGGTAATTTTGATCCGAGAAATCAAGAAATAGTTTGCCCCGAACAAAGATTCGACATAGAGATTAAAAAACCATGGGCATATTATGACTATGGAAATGATTTAAAAGGATATTTAGCAATAAAAGGAACCATAGATCTTATTACAAAAGCCAATGAAAACACACTAGAAATAATTGATTACAAAACCGGCAGAAGATTAGATTGGGCTACTGGAGAAGAAAAAACTTTCGGCAAACTACAAAAAGATCCGCAGTTAAGAATGTATCATTATGCTGCTAGTATGTTATATCCAGACATAGACCATATCATTGTCAGCATATACTTTATTAACGACGGAGGTATATTTAGTATGAACTATGATAAAAAAGATTTGCAAGAAACAGAAAATATGATCAGAAAAAAGTTTGAACAAATTAAACAATGTAAAAGACCTAGATTAAGTAAGTCTTGGAAATGCACCAAACTTTGTTATTTTGGTAAAAACTTTTTCCCACAACCAGTAATAGAATATAGGGATGGTCAGGTATGTGCCAAAGGTACGCCTATGACAATGTGCGAACAAATAAGACATGCTATTGATGTGGCAGGAATTGATGTGGTTGTTGACAAATACACAGTGCCCGGCTACAATGTTGGTAAATACAAAGCCCCTGGAAGCGTAGAATGAAAAAATACATACCACTACATTGCCATACACACTACAGTTTATTGGATGGTCTTTCACAGCCAAAACACATAGCCAAGAGATGTTTAGAAATAGAGACCACAGCTTGTGCCATTACAGATCATGGTAATATAGCTGGTCATGTCGCATTCCATAAAACAATGAAGGAAAATGGGATCAAACCAATATTAGGATGTGAACTATACATTTGCGAACAAGATCCCTCTATTAAGACAAAAGAAAATGGTGGTTTAAGCCATATGCTTGTTTTAGCTAAAAACTACAATGGATGGATGAATTTAATAAAACTTGTTAGCGAATCCAACAAACCAGAATTTTTCTATCATAAACCAAGATTAGATCTTAAAACAATACAAAACTTTTCTAAAGACCTAATTTGTATTACTGGTCATCTTGGTTCTAATCTAGCCACAAAAATTTGTTCAGAAAACGAGATTATTGCGGATTGGTCTAACAGTGGTATTAGGTGCGTAGAACAACTTAAAGATATTTTTGGCAAAGACAATCTATTTCTTGAATGTCAACTTATGGACCAAGAAAATAATCCTATACAAAAAGATGTTTCTGAAGCTGTCGAATATATAGCAAAAGAATGTAACGTAAAAGTTATCTGTACACCAGATGCTCATTATGCTAAAAAAGAAGATGCTGATGACCAAAGGATACTATTGTGCAATAATCTAAAAACTACTCTTCCAGAAATAAGCAGAAAATTAACCGTAGGAGAAAAAGTGCCAGTCGAGTGTTTTTTTTCTTCAAACAATTTCCATATACTTTCACAAGAAGAAGTCAATTCTCTACACAAAGAAGAACACATTGAAAATACTAATATTGTCAACGAAATGATTGAAGAATATAGTATTTTAAGCAAACCAAGACTTCCTCCCTTTCAATGTCCTGATAATCAAAATCCAGATGAATATTTGCGACAGCTATGCAGAAACGGATGGAAAGAAAAAATAGCAAATCAAGTTGATAAAAGCTTACATTCAATTTATACAGATCGAATCAAATATGAACTTGGTGTTTTGCAAGGAGCCGGGTTGTCTAGTTATTTTCTTATAGTACAGGATATAGTGAATTATGTTAAACAAAACCAATGGCTTCCTGGTCCAGGTAGAGGAAGCGCGGCTGGTTGCCTTGTTTCTTATCTTATTAGTATCACCAGTATCGACCCTATTAAGTATAATCTTCTCTTCGACAGGTTTTACAACGCTGGTCGCAATACTGCTGATCACATTTCAATGCCAGATATTGATGTGGATGTACCAATTGACAAGAGAGAAGATATTATTCAATATATCAAGGAAAAATACGGCAAAGATAAAGTATCACAAATGCTTACTTTTAACACAATCAAGGGTCGCGGTGCCCTAAAGGACGTTTTAAGAGCATATGGGAATGTTAGCTTTGAAGAAATGAATAGAATCACAAAGAATATTCCAGATGAAGCTAAAATCTCTGATGAACTCCAACAAATGAAAGAAGATACCGGGGAAGCGTCTATCATTAGATGGGCTCTTGAGAATAATCCAGATAAATTAAAAGAGTGGTGTTTTCTTGATGAACATAATCAACTACAAGGGCCACTTGCCAAAAGATTTGAACAAGCTATTAGATTAGAAGGAACAAAATCAAATCAGAGTAAACACGCTGCTGGTATTGCCATTAGTGCTGATGCTCTTAATGAAATATGTCCTATGGTTTATGATAGTAAGAATAAACAAATGATTGCGGGTATGGAAATGCAAGACTTAGAAGCTATTGGAGTGATAAAGTTCGATATACTTGGTATTGCTATGTTAGATAAAATTATGAACATTACTAATTTACTAAAAGAAGGAGTAGAAATATGAAAAAAAGCGTTACTTTCGGAAGCGTTACAGTTGGACAAACTTTTGAATATAATGGAGAAGAATATACAAAAACAGATAAGGTCAAAGTAAGTTGTTGCAAGTTTATAAACGCAACATCGCTAAATGACCCAAATAAAAAATTAGGAGTAAAAGATGGTGAAGTTGTAGAGGTATCTGAATGAACTATAACAAAATTTGCGTTTTTGATTTTGAAACAGATGGGGTCGATCCATTGCAATGTAGCCCTGTGCAAATCGCCGCTGTAATGGTAGACCCAATAAATTTGGAAATCATTCCTAATTCTGAATTTAACTGTAACTTCAAACCAGAAGTTATGGAAAAAGATTCCGAATACGAATATAAAACAGATATCCTGGACTTTCATGCTAAAGTTAAGGGATGCTCTAAGGACGATGTATACAAAGAATGGAGCAATTATCCTAAACAAGGAATATCTTGGAAAATGTTTTTGGATTACTTAGACAAATATCATCTAAAAAGAAAAACGAAAAGCCAATTTTCTGCACCAATTGCTGCTGGATATAATATTTATCGCTTTGATCTTCCTATAATTAATCGGCTTAGTGTTAAGTACAAAAACACAAACAAGGAAGAGACATCCAATATATTTTATCCTAGAGATGTTGTAGATATGATTAATTTGGTATATTATTGGTTTGGACACACTGATGAATTAAAAAGTTTCACTTTAGATTCTCTTAGAGATTATTTGGGAATAAACAAAGATGGCGCACATGATGCGATTAAGGATGTAAAAGACACCGCCGATATTTTAATTAGATTCTTAAAGCTTCATAGAAATTTATCAGAAAAAATTCAATTCAAAGGTTCTTTTAAATGAGCAAAAAACTCGTAGCTAAAACAGTAGCCAGAACACTTGTGTATCAATTATTAATTATTTGGACAAGTTTTACTATTGGCTTTCTTATGAATCCTGAATATTGGGGAAACAGAGCGCCGATTATACAAAGATCGGTGGATCATATTTTTGACCCAATAGTTTATGATGATAAGGTTGAAAAGTTTCTACTAAAAATAGGTAGAACTAGACTATTTTTTGAAGTTACAGAGAATTTTGGAGGAACGAAGCCAGAATTATTTGAAATCATAAAAGACAGCGAACAGATAGAAGGAGAAGAATGGTATCATTGCGACTATCACTATGTTGATAAAGAAGGAAATCTAGATATTTACCATTATACAACAAGAATTAAATGGAAACCTTGGGAGTTTTATTTTCCAAATCCAGAAACAAATGATTCCATAAAATAAGACGAGTAACCATCATCGGAAAACAAAAAACATAATACGGTGTAATACTTGTTGTATTTTAGCTATCGTTGCCAAAATTACCTAAGGAAACCTATTATACCTATTCATAAAGTTATTACTCCTGTTGATAATGCCCAATTATCTAGAGTCTATATACCACATATATCAAAAAACGGAAACCTCTAAAATTAAGAAAAGTCAAAATGAATAAAAATACATTTATATCTATGAGCACAAATTTAGGCGTTGATACTTCTATCAGCAGACAAATGTTAGTTGATAAATTTGATATAGTTCACAATAATGTAGAATGTGCGCATGATCCCGCTGAAATACTTTATTTGGCTAATTATGCTTTATACAACCAAAATATACCAGGCCCTATATTTGAATTTGGATCTTATAAAGGAGGTATGACTTGTAAACTATCTCATGTAGCAAAGCTTTTGAATAAAGAATTGATAATTTTTGATACATTTATGGGATTATTAGAAGATGCTACTTATACTAAGCAAGATAATATTAAAGACAATTCATATATTATCAATAATTTTACAACAGGAATGTTTGCTGGTAGTATGCGAGAAGTAGACACTAACCTGAATAATTATGGGGAAATTAGTTCTTGTGGATATTATCCTGGAGACGCTAAAGAGTCTATTCTTCAATATAATATTGATCCATTTTTAGCATTTATTGATGTTGATATTATACCAACAATGAAATATTTAATTAAAAATCTTTGGAACAGAATCCAAAGTGGTCTAATATTTTTTCATGAATCTTGCTTAGTAGAAACAGGGCAAGAATTATATTCCGATAGTTTTAAACAAGAACTAGGAGAAAATAATGTTTTACTAGGCCATATTTTCTATGGAACACAATACAGCTTGCCTAATACAAACTGTTTAAATTTTATAGCTAAAGAAAATGTTCAATTGGGTCAAATTTTTCTTAATCATTTCTAACACAATTCTAACATTTCTCAACTTGTTTTTTCCTTGCCGACAGGGTATTATAGCATTAACAGGCTATTTTTTACTCACCTAAAACAAAGGATTATTATGAATAGAAAAGGTTTTACTCTCGTTGAACTACTAGTTGTTATTGCTATCATTGGAGTTTTAGTTGGTCTTCTCCTTCCCGCTGTACAATCAGCACGAGAAGCAGCACGACGAGCAAATTGTCAGAGTAATATGCGACAATTTGGATTAGCCGCACACAATATTGAAAATGGTACGCAAAAGTTTCCAGCAGCATGTTGGACTATTGACACTGTTGATCCAAGTGTAACGCCAATTCCACCATCAGACAATAATGCTAGAACGGAAAGATCGTGGCGGGTTGACCTTCTACCATATATGGAAGAATCAGCACTAGCAGATAATTATGATAAGAATTATCATTGGTGGGCTGGACCAAACCTAGCAGTTGCACAAGCGGAAATAAAAGTGTTTCGTTGTCCATCAAACGCATATGAAAGCGATTATACACAATATCCAGACGGTCCAACAAGAGACAGTGATTCAACAGCACCGGCACTAACTGTTTCAAAAAGATTTGGACTAACTGATTATGAAGTATTCACTGGGGTCAAAGATAAAATTTTTAATCCAGACCCATATTCAAATAAGGGACCAGAAGCAGATGGTGCTCTCATTAAAGATCGTGTTACGCAAATGGGTCAGTTTAGAGACGGCACAAGTAAGACACTACTAATCGTAGAGTGTGCATCAAGACCTTATCTGGTTCAAGGAAGTCCAGCACTAGTGGTTGATGGCGTTGTTAATCAATGTCTAGGATGGGCTGATAGTCTTGGGCCATTCAAACTTCATCCAATTGATAAGTTTGGCAATAAGGGTGCTGCTAGGAATATGGGCGTACCATTCAATGCTACAAATAATGGGGAGGCTTTCAGTTGGCATCCAGGCGGAATGAATACTGTTCGTGCAGATGGATCAACTCATTATGTCAATGCAGAAATTGACCTAAGAGTATTTGCCGGTATGATTACTCGCTCTGGTGGAGAAGTAGTGAATGAATAAAGAGCTGATCTACTTTCTACTGTTCTATGTTTTCCCACTATTTATTCTAGCTATA